CCCTTGGCACGGCCTTGGCGTTCAAGTTTCCAACGATCTGACGCCTGAGCAGATTATGAAGAAGGCCGGTCTCGACTGGACGGTTGAGAAAGAAGATCTTGTAACAACTTCAGGTAAGCGTGTTCCTGGCAAAAAAGCGCTGGTCCGTTCGTCTGATAATAAGATTCTCGATGTTATTGGGGACGATTGGTCGCCTGTGCAGAACGAAGAAGCTTTTGAGTTTTTCTCCGAGTATGTGCTCGCCGGCGACATGGAAATGAATACCGCTGGTTCGCTGAAAGGTGGCCAGAACGTCTGGGCGCTGGCGAAGGTCAAAGAGTCGTTCACGATTCTCGGTAAAGACCAGGTCGACAGCTACTTGCTGTTCAGCAACCCTCATATGTATGGCAAAGCGATCGATGTTCGCTTCACGCCGATTCGCGTTGTCTGCAACAACACGTTGTCTTTTTCGCTGAACACTTCGGCGAAGAACTTCGTCAAGCTGAACCACCGCACGGTATTTGACGCTGACCAGGTCAAGGAAACTCTCGGGATTGCTCACGAGAAGAGAAAGTCACCAAGGCAGAAGATCTGTCGAAGACTGCAAAGAAGGCTCTCGCAGTGATGGACACTCAGCCCGGCGCCGAGCTCGGCGCTGGAACATGGTGGCAGGCGATGAACGCTGTCACGTATCTGACCGACCACGAGCTTGGTCGCTCGGCGGATACGCGGTTGAACAGCGCGTGGTTTGGCATCAACCAAGCGCGCAAGCTGAAGGCTGTCAATAAGGCAGTCGAGTACGCTAACGCCGCGTGAGAACGGCGGAGAGGCGGTATATACCGCCTCTCTCACCTCTATATACTCTATATGGAGGAGAAGCGTATGTATAATTTTCCAGAGCATGTTGTCGAGGCAGCATTATTGCACTACACTATACATCACTGTGGCGAGTATGACGAGTTGTTCTTGTTGCGCGTATACGCCGATACAATCAAGCGGCCTGCTCTCGAAGCCTGTATTGTTATGGATTACCTGGATGAAAAATTCAAAGCGCTATATCAAAGCTCACAAAAGCAGTTTGATCAACACTTCCAAACATCATCTAATCGGAATGGTTTGGCCAGTTGAAGGATCGACTGGAAACATATATAATGTAACAATGAGCAGTGATGGGTTTGACTGTTCATGTCCAGCGTTTAAAAAGTGTAAGCACATTGTCAGTGTTGAAGGAAAATTGGCGGAGGTGTGAAATGGGCTATGTGAATGATGAAAAGCGTCCTGAACTTGTTTATGTCGGCGCAGATGTAGATGAAATTGTAAAAATTTCGAAGCAGGTTGAGCGGCTAAATGCTGACCTGATCGATTCTGGTTTTGATCAGTACCGGTATGGGGTGAGATGCGAACAGGATCGCATTTATATTGAACGAGTATAGTAACGAGTTTGTATTAACGAGTTTGGGGGCCAGCGGCCCCCTTTTTTATTGGTATAAATATAAACAGTTCATGTATATGGGGTAGTAATGTTGAGATTTAATCAATATATTAAAGAGTCGAAAGGCGTCAGCGCAAAGGCGCAGGCTGCAGAAACCGCAGCTTTTAAAGCTCTACTTTCAAAGACGGACGGACATGCGCTTGTATCTCCTGCTGGGTTTGATGCAGGATTTCCTGATTTTGCTTATCGGTTGAAATTAACATCCGGGCGGGTTATTGACGTCCATATAGAATATAAAGCTAGCGCTAAAGATCAGATGGGAAGCATGCGCGATTGGATTTTTGATGGTAATAAATTCATCACTCCAGACTCTAAAAGCGAGTCAAAGCAAGAGTTGATATACGTAATGAACAACACCCCCGAAGCAATCAACAATGGTAAACGTATACTTGCAGACCTCAAACAATATTTTAGCTCAGATGTAAAACAAATATCTTCCGGTTCGTTGACAGTAATCAGAGATAAAGACGAGAGGCGCATTCAAACACAAAGCTTTGCGGATAACACAAAAAATTATCAGATTGCAAAGATTTCTAATAGTATGTTGGGCGATAAAATTCTTCAACATTATAAAACTAAATTTAAAAAGAATTTAAAAAGCGGTTCAGACGCTAGCATTTTGTTGATGATGTTAAAAGACACAGTGTGGTTAGTTGACACTCACGGAGCTATTGCCCCAGCTGACATGGAAGAAACAGCAAAAAAATTTGGGCTATCTTCTTTTGACAAGCTAAAAGATCTAACAGCAAAATTAGAAGTTCGCATACAACCTCGAGGATTGAACTCTCCTGGTAAACCAACATCAATTGATGTGATGGCGAGTTTTAGATTGGCGGGAGCTCCTCGAAGGGGAGGTAAAGTTATATGAAACGCTATCTTGACAATGCCGACCTCGCTGAAAAAATTAAAATTGCTAGCAATAAAACATTAAATACCACTTGGGTTCACAAGTTTGGAGCGGTGCCCGCTATGTCTCAAAGCACAACCGGGACAATATGGGATATCAACGATACCGTCTATCCGTGGGGAGCGTGGGCTACGCCAGGTTCTGTAACTATCGACAGAACTAACGTCGGCGACGCTAATAAGTGGGTAAGGGTGCAGGGCCTTGATGAGAATTTTTTACCCGTAGAAGAATCGATACAGTTAGTCGCGGCCACCGGTAATGCTGGTTCAGAGATATTTTCGAGGGTGTTTCGAGCGTATATTCACAACGGCAGCACTACTAATGTTGGCAACATAACGGTTCGAAAGGGCGGAACAGCTGTTGCTCAAATAAGCGCTGATGCAGGCCAAACGTTGATGGCGATTTACACAGTGCCAGCTGGCTACATTGGATATGTAATGCAGGGTACATGCTCTGCGCAAGCTAGTGCAGATGCAACTGGAAACTTTTATGTCAGATTTCCCGGCGAATCAGCATTTCGCGTCCAGCACTCTTTTGAGGTTTCGGGAACTGGTGGACAATATGATTACATATTTACTGTTCCACCTCCACTGCCTCCTAAAACAGATTTGGATGTCAGAGCAACTGTACGAACAAATAATGGCAGATATACCGCTGCTTTTGATATAGTGTTGGTAAAAATATAATGGAAAAGTTTAGCACGTTCATAGCTGAGCAAAAAAACACTCATATGACACACATCGAAGATAAGGTGTTATATGGCGGTGTTGATGGAACGCGCCAGGCGATCCTCGCTCTTCGTTCTTTGCGCGACATGTTAGCTGGCCATAAGGAAGGAACCGTAAGTGTCAAATGGGATGGAGCCCCTGCAGTCTTCGCCGGAACAGATCCAAGGGATGGAAAATTTTTCGTCGCCAAAAAAGGAATTTTTGCCAAGACGCCAAAAGTTTATAAAACGGTCGACGATATTACTAGCGATACTTCAGGCGATCTTGCTGCTAAGCTTACCATGGCTCTTCAGTACTTGCCTGAGTTGGGGATTCGGGGCGTCGTGCAAGGGGACTTTCTTTTTAGCAACTCCGATCTTTCTACCGCTACGATCGACGGTGAAAAATACTTAACCTTTCATCCTAATACAATTGTATACGCAGTACCATTTAATAGTGACTTGGCAAAGCAGATTCGCTCTGCAAAAATTGGAATAGTGTGGCATACGACATATAAGGGCAAAACATTCGAAAGCATGAAAGCCTCTTATGGCGTTGATGTGTCTAAATTCAAAAAAAGCAAAAACGTTTGGTCACAAGATGCGTTTATTCGAGATTTGACTAACGCAACGTTGTCAAAAGCTGATACGGTAGAAGTAACTCAACACCTATCTAACGCTGGAAAAATATTTAATAAAATTGCTAGCAATACACTAAAACAACTCGAAAATAACATCGAAATCGCAAGGATGATTGAAACATACAACAACACTTTTGTTCGATCAGGTACTGTCATAAAAGATACACGGAAGCATGTAGAGGGATTAATTAAATGGATAGAGGCGAGACACCAGAAGGAACTAAGCCAATTGAAGACAGAACTCGCAAAAGCAAGGAAAATGAAGAAACATGACGAGGTCTGGGAATTTTTTTCACCAAGCAACCGTCACAACTTAAAACTGATTTTTGACTTACAACAGCACATTGTGCTTGCTAAGCTCAAGCTTATAAATAAGCTTAATAGTTTGAATAACATCGACACGTTTGTGCGCACAAAGAATGGCTATAAAGTAACAGGCGCTGAAGGCTATGTCGCGATTGATACACTTGGTGGTGATGCGGTAAAGTTAGTTGATCGTATGGAGTTTTCATACAATAACTTTTCGCCAGATATTCTGAAAGGCTGGGATAAACCGGGAAGAAATTAATGGAAAAGAGACTAGGTTTTAAAAGTTTTCTAAATGTAGATTATGCACCTGGCATGCCAGATCAGGTAAAGAAAAACGCTAAAAGACGTAAGAGAAATGGCGATACTACAGGAGTTGTAGAATCAACATCGATCGATGAGGCGCTTTCACCAACCCAGCGGCGAGCACGCGCCCGGATGATGAAAAAATACAAATCAAGAGTAAAGATTGGCCGTGAAAAGGCAATGCGCCGTTTTGCTTCTCCCGAAAAATTAAAATTGCGAGCTAAAAAGGCCGCACGCAAAATGATATTTAATAAACTAACCAAAGGCGTGCCAAAGGAAGAAATTCCATTTCAGCGCAGACAAGAGATTGAGAAGCGTCTTGATGGCATGAAAGGTCGCATTGAACGAATTGCGGTAAAGTTGCTACCGAAAATTCGCAAAGCGGAACAAGAGCGACACAAAGGCAAAAGTGAAAATGATTAATCGGTTTAGTCAATATTTAATTGAAGAACAAAAAACTGTTTATTTTACATTTGGTCGAATGAACCCTCCTACAACTGGCCACGGTAAGCTATTGGATAAATTAGCATCCGCGGCGGGTAGAAATCCCTATAAGGTATTTCTTTCTCACTCTGTCGACCCAGCTAAAAATCCTCTTTCATATTCAGATAAAATTAAGCACGTGCGTAAAATGTTTCCTAAGCATGCACGAAACATAGTTGTTAGCAATAAGGCTCGAACTGCAATTGAGGTATTAGTTGAACTATATTCTCAAGGATTTAATCACGTTGTTATGGTAGTTGGAGCTGACAGGATCCGCGAATTTGATGTATTAATGAACAAATATAACGGCAAAGAAGCGCGCCACGGATTTTATAATTTTGCCAGCATTAAAGTGATTTCCGCTGGTGATCGCGACCCTGACGCAGAAGGGGTCGAAGGAATGTCAGCATCAAAAATGCGCAAGTTTGCCAACGACGGTGATTTTGTTTCTTTTGCCCAGGGGGCGCCGTCATCTATGTCAACAAAAGACACACGCAAACTCTATAATGACGTTAGAAAAGGAATGGGTCTTAAAGAGGAAAAGAACTTTAAGAATCATCTACAATTAATCCCTGTCTCTGAAGCCAGAGAACAATATATTGCCGGCAAACTATACGAACTCGGCGAACAGGTTGTTATTAAAAAGACACACGAAGTGGGTACAATAGCTGTGCTAGGATCTAACTATGTTATTGTTGAAGTGGCAGGTGGAAGAAAACTACGTCAATGGCTTGATGCTGTAGAGTCTCTCGATGAGAATAAAAAAACAGATTGTTGGTATAATGATCAGCCCGAGTGGGGCACTGACAAAGCTGCTAAGACTGCTAAGAAAAAAACTCCTGGTCAAGCAAATGAACAGACAATGGATAATGTAAGAGATCGAATCTCTCGTGATAAACAAGCGAAAAAGAAAAAAGAGCAGAAGCGCGATCAACAAATGGATCGCAAGCACGATATCATGCTAGATCGCGCCCGTCGCGCTATTATGCTTCGTAAAAACAGAGGGATCAAGCCAGAATGAACAATATTGACGAGATAAAGCTTTCCGATCTGGTGACTAAGATTGGGTCTACTCCAACCACAAAGAAAACTGTATCAAAAGTAATGAATGCAGATAAGCTGAAGGCTGATCTCGATCATTTAAAGGCGCGATTAAAAGCGTCTCGTCTGGCGTCTGAACAAGCTGAAATTGCCTTAGAGAAGACATTGACGCCTGCTGAAAAAAAGAAGCGAGAAGAGATCGCGCGGGCAATTGAACGCGACAATCCCGGAATGGACAAGAGCAAAAAAATGGCGATCGCAACAGCTCAAGCCAAGAGAGTTGCTGAAAGCTCTCAGCTAGATGAAATCTCAAAAGACAAGCTCGGCCATTATGCAAAGCTATCCGCGGCTTCTCGTGAACGTCATCTCGATTCCCAGCGAAAAACAACTGCAGTCAGTCATGAAGTGCAAGCGCGCGATCCGGAAAAGGCCGCGCGCTTGCGTAAAATGTCTCAACAGCATGCTAAAAAAGCTGCTAATCGGCAGGCGGGGATGAATATGGCAATTAACAAGCTGACGAGAGAGTCTCGTGTTGTCACTGGAGGATATCGCGATAAAGATGGTAAGTATCATCCCCCAAAAACAAGAGATGATCTATTAAGGGATGCTGCGGCGAAGAGACGATCGAGACATCAATCTTTCGATGCGATAAGATCTATGGCCAACAAGAGTAAAATAAATAAGACAGATAACAGTAGTCAAAAGACTGATAAATAAATAAAAGGTTAAAAAATGTCAGATGCAAATGGTAATTTATCTGTCGAGGCCGTCAACGCTCGATTCGATCGTATTGAGTCAAAAATTGACAAACTTTCGGATGCAATGATTAGTCTTGCTCGCGCCGAAGAGAAAATGGTTGCAATGGAAATAGATAGAAAAAATACTGGCGAACGATTAAATCGGCATTCAGAAATGCTCGATAAGCATACAGCAGCAATTGCTGAACATGGACGCGACATTGCCGAAAACACCCGTGTGGTAAATAACATTACAAGATTAGTGTGGATTATTATATCCGCAATAGTAGTCGCCTCTGTTGGTGCAGCTGTAGCAATAGTGTTTGGGTTGCCAGGAATTTAAGGAGTACTTCAATGAAGACCGAAGATATTAAAAAAATGGGCCGCGCGTATCTACAGGTCCTAGAAGGTAAGAAAAAACTCGATCCTGTTGATCAGGATGAGCTTAAGGGCGACCACGAAGATCGTGACGATAAAGACATCGACAATGATGGTGATGCCGACAAGTCAGATGAGTATCTACACAATCGCCGTAAGACGATTTCTAAGAAGATGCAAAAAGACACTGAAGTTGTTGAAGGCGTTCAGAAACTCTCAAATGCTCGTCTCAAGTACCACGCTACAAAAAACTTCCCACACGGTAGTTATTCTAAAAAAGAAATCGACGCTGAGCATAAGCGTAGAATGAAGACCGAGCCAAACTATCACACTGTAAAGCCGTCTATGAACGAAGATAATGAGCAGATTGATGAAATCTCTAAGAAAACTCTTAGTTCATATGTAAAGAAAGCTAGTACAGATATGTATGATAAGGGTGGTCGTAGTGTTTATCATTCTACAAAAGCAGCAAAAGCTTCCGGTCCGTTTGCAGATCAGACAAAGAAAAAGCATCGTCAAAAGAGCGATGAAGCAGAAAGAAAAGCTGCAAACAGAGCTACTGGCATTGAAAGAGCAATGAATCGAATGACTAAAGAACAAACAAGCTGGCCGATCTATGATCGAATCATGGAAAAGCGTGATGAGCACACTAAAGGTGCTACTAAGCCTCAGGAGATGGATGATAATTGGTCTGATAATGCCAAGAAGTTCGTTGACATGCACGGTGGGTTGACTGGCAATGAGACCAACATAGATGGTGCTAAGGCTGCTGCTCAAACTGCTGCAAATATCAAGAACAGCGGTAAGGTGGCTCCAAAGCGTCCTGCGGACCAAACAATCGGTGATAAAACACCACCCAAGTAATAGTATTGCAGCCAGCGCTAACGACCGCAGCTTTATTATACCCTGATTTTTGTATTTGTCAACAGCAAAAAAGAAAAAGAATGATAAATTTTGAATTGAATGAGGCGAATCTACTGCTTTATGCAGCCAAACACTATTACAATCCAAAATATATCGATGCTGATGAATTCTACGAAGATTTAAAAAAATTCAAATATGTAAAGCGGTTGTTAAATAGATACCATGAAACTGGGAAATTATCCGAAAGGCTAATACTCAACCATCTTATTGTTATCTTTAATGTGTTCGGAATTGAGGCCAGTCTTAATATTTTAGAATTAAAACTAGAAGAAAAGTACTGGCCTCAATTAAAACCGTTTCTAATATTTCTTAGGTATATTCGCAATGATCAATATACAAATATACCAATGGATCAATTTGTTGTCGATGTTTTGAGAAAGATATAATGGGACTGCTTAAATCCGCCGCCGATCTCGTATACACATTTAGATTCCTCAGGCTGTTGACGACCAGCTTCGAGGATACAGATGCGTTTAAGTATGGGATTATTGACGCGGAAGGCAACCGGATCAAGTCGTACAGCACCAACACAATAGAAGCGCGCAAGCAGCTTCGCGATTCATATACAGCGTTTCACCGTCTTGTGTTCAACATCAAGAAGCTGCTTGCAAAAGCGCCGGGTGGATCGTCTAAATTGGCGTCTTACGCGTCTGCTCTGTATCTAATGAGGGAGCACTACGGAGTTACAGAGACACACCTTGAAAACGCACTAGAGCGAGTGGGACACGGTGTTACGGACATGCTTGTCGAGTCTCCGCGGTGGTTTGTTCTTCCAGACGGGCGACTGTCTCCAGGGTCGTATAAACTAATGACCCCGAAAGTAATTAACAGCACAATGGACGAACTAGCAAATCGTAATGATTTTGTAAGGGTTCGAGAGGATTGTTATCCCGTTGGTGAGCTGTTTGGAATCAATATATATTCTGCCATCCACACAAAGACCAACCAAGAAGTTTACGTGACCGCAGAAGAGTTGAGAAGATGAGCAAGAAAAAAGTAGATGAAGACGTCTCTGCCGGAACATCAATAGGTAATGCGTCTGTAGAGTTTACACCAACTGCTATGTTTGCAAAGAAGCTAAAGGCAGTTGATGTGTATGATAAGCGCCGGAAAAAATCGGAGGCGCCCCACATCCTAAAAAGGTTTAGGAAATATTTTGGTGAAAAGTAATGATGAGACTTTATATTATGCTGTTTGTAGTCGGCTTAGTCGGCTCTCTTGGATTTGCTGCATATAGAATTTACACGAACATGCAAGATGACATTGTTCAATTGTCGCAGCAAAATTCAGCTCTCGATAGGGCTCTTCGCACATCAAGAGAAACGGTTGGAAGACTCGAAGCAAACATGGAAATTATAGAGCAACAGAACTCTAGATTGGCAAGAGCTTTAGAAGAGAGTGAGACAGATCTCGACAACCTTCGAACACTATTAATTGAACACGATTTAACACGCCTAGCACTCGAGCGCCCGGGCCTTATTGAAAGAAGAATTAACGATGCAACTAAAGACCTTTTTGATCAGCTTGAGTTCGACACTGGCGCTGACAGCGTGCGTTGAAACAGTTGTCGAACCTGCAACCGACTATTACGTTCCTTACCGCATTCCAATTGTTGACCGCCCAACCCCAGTACAATTGCAGGATGTTAAGTGGTATGTTGTCACAGAAGAAAATATTGACGCGTTTGTGACTGATTTTGAAAAAAGAAATGGGCCATTGGCATTTGTTGCACTGTCTGTCAACGATTACGAAAAACTAGCGTTGAATGTTCAGGATTTACGCAGATATATGTTGCAACAGCGTGAAGTTATTGTATACTATGAAAACTCGATTAACTCTTTGGGCACACTATATGTGCGCACAGAATCTAATGATATTGTAGCCACTGTGTGGGCGACATATGATCAAGAATGATATATACAGCCACGCTCTGAAATAACTTTGTCATACATTGCAAATATATGCATCCGCGTTCGGCGGATGCATCCGTATTAGCTAAGGGGATTATAATAAAAATGCTAAAAGTCGTGTCAACTCATAAAGAAATAGATACAAAAGCTCTAATGTCTCAAACAAAATTCTACGAGGGATATTCTCGTTGGGATGAAGAAAAACAACGATACGAGACGTGGGAAGAAGCTGTTACACGCGTGATGGATATGCACCGCGCATTCTACAAAGAAAAGATGTCCCCAGAATTGGCACAGCTGATAGATGAAGCTGAATCGCTGTATAAGTTGCAATATGCGCTTGGAGCCCAGCGCGCGCTTCAGTTTGGCGGTGATCAGCTATTGAAGCACCAAATGAAAATGTACAACTGCACATCAAGCTATGCTGATCGAGCAGCTTTTTTTGGTGAAATTTTTTACATTCTACTGTGCGGTGCGGGCGCTGGGTTTTCTGTTCAGAAGCATCATGTAGCAAAACTACCATCAATTGCTGAGCGCAAGAAGCAAGCAAAGGTGCATGTCATTGAAGATTCTATTGAGGGGTGGGCGGAATCTCTCGACGTGCTGATGTCAAGCTATTTTGTTGGCGGTGGCAAGCACGCAGAATATGAAGGACGCAAAGTTTATTTTGATCTATCCAACATTAGGCCAAAAGGCGCTATGATTTCTGGGGGATTCAAAGCTCCTGGGCCTGAGCCACTCCGTAAAGCGCTTGATAAGATCGAATACTTATTACAAGGGCTAGTTCTCCGAGGTCAAAAGCATATCGATCCAATTCACGTTTATGATATTGTGATGCACGCCGCAGACGCTGTTCTTGCTGGTGGTGTGCGGCGCTCTGCAACGATTTGCCTATTCTCCCCAGACGACGAAGAGATGTTGATGGCAAAGACGGGCAACTGGTTTGAAGAAAATCCTCAGCGCGGCCGCTCTAATAACTCAGCTGTAATCGTACGTGATCAGATTACCCGTGAAGAGTTTAAAAATGTTATGAAGAGTATTAAAGAGTTTGGTGAGCCAGGGTTCTATTTTGTCGAATCAACCGAGCACACAACCAACCCGTGTGTTGAAATTGGCATGTTCCCTCAAATCGACGGCGAATCTGGTTGGCAGGGATGTAATCTAACCGAAATTAACGGATCTAAATGCACCTCAAAAGAAGAGTTCTTTAAAGCATGTAGAGCTGGTGCTATTATGGGCACGTTACAGGCTGGATATACCGACTTTAATTTCTTATCCGAAACAACTAAGAAAATTTTTGATAGAGAAGCTTTGTTGGGCGTGTCGGTTACTGGGTGGATGAACAACCCCGAGGTGTTGCTAGACGCCGAAACTCAACGTCAAGGCGCCGAAATTGTTAAGCAGGTTAATCACCAGGTCGCCTCGTTAATTGGAATTAATCCAGCCGCGCGCACAACGTGCGTTAAGCCTTCCGGCAACGCATCTGTTCTTCTACAGACAGCGTCTGGGATCCACGCTGAGCATGCTCCCCGTTACATCCGTCACATTCAGCTGAATAAAGAGAGTGAAATTGCTCAGCTAATTGCACATACCAACCCATACATGGTCGACGAATCAGTTTGGTCAAACAATCAAACTGATTACTGTGTAGCATTTCCTGTAATTGCAAAGCCCGGATCGATTTACAAAGAAGAGCTATATGGAACGGAGTTGCTCGACAGGGTTAAGCTGGTTCAGCAAAACTGGGTCGAGGCTGGAACAAATGTTGAACGGTGCGCCGATCCTACTGTTCGTCACAACGTATCTAACACGGTAACTGTTCCTGGACATATGTGGACCCAGGTGGAAGATTACCTGTATGACAACCGACATTATTTCGCTGGCGTGTCATTTCTGCCGGCATCGGGCGATAAGGTATTCAATCAAGCGCCGATGACAGAGGTGCTGACGGAAGACCAGATTGTGATGAAATACGGCCGCGCTGCTCTGTTTGCTGCGGGGCTAATTGTAGATGTTCACGCCGCCGGGTTCAGAGATTTGTGGCAGGCTTGCGCCGCTGCAAAGGCCCCAAGCGGATCGGCGGGTGAGGTTGCTGATTTGCGGTCTGATTGGATTCGTCGGTTTAACAAGTTCGCTGACAATTATTTTGATGGTGATACAGAAACGACTGAGCATTGTCTCAAAGATGTGTTTCTCCTACATAAATGGACTAAGATTCAACAGAACTTTAGTCCAGTTGATTTTGCTTCTCAACTAGAGCAACGCCGCTATACCGACGTTGATACTATGGGAGCAATCGCTTGTCATGGTGGCGCGTGCGAGATAACTTTCTGAGGAGAAATCATTGGAACAAGAATATTGGACTAAATGCGACGTCTGCGATATTGAAACTGAAGTTTTAGTTGTAGACGCCGAACAAGACATTCCTGCGTATTGCCCAATGTGTGGCAGTGACATTCAATATGAAGAAATAGAATAAGACTAAATAGCCTTGTGAAAGCGAGGCTATTTTTTCTATGTGGTATTTGAATACAAACCTAAAATATGGACTAGATGCGTTTACTGTTCCGTTTGAACCTTCTCAAGAACAACTTGAGGAGTATTATGGATTTGTCTATGTAATTATTGAAAAATCGACTGGTAAAAAGTATATTGGCAAAAAGTTCATCTGGAACCAAAAAATACTTCCACAAACAAAAACGCGCAAACGACGCCAACGGACTTTAGTAGAGTCTGATTGGCGATCGTATTTTGGCTCTAGCAAAGAAGTGCAATCTCTTGTTGAGCAGAACGGAGAAAACAACTATACTAGAATTATCCTGAAGTTGTGTAAGTCAAAAGGCGAGTGCTCATACTACGAAGCCAAGTATCAATTCGAATATGATGTGCTATTAAGAGATGACTTTTACAACGAGTTCATTGGCTGTAAAATACACAGCAAGCATGTGAGGAATATAGATGAAAAGACGAATTAAATTTCAAGAAAAAATGCAGGCGGCAATGTCAGGCCAAAAATATGAAGATCCAGATTTTAATATGGTTGATATAATCGCCAATTCTAAACGTACATCAGAAGACGCGCCAGCGGGTCAATTAATCGATTTATATGTTCGGTTGGGCACTACAAAGTATCTCGACGAAGCGCTTTTGAAAAGCATGCCTCATGATATTTTAATCCAAATGGTAAAACGCGATGTGGCCGAAAACATTACTAAACAGCTGTACGGCGAGGTTATTGAAGATCTGTTAGAGCTAAAAAAAATGTATCGCAACATGCTTGTTGATAAACAGCTGTATGAACATGACGATCCAATTTCTGCAAAGATTGATGAAATTTTGGAAATGATTAGACCATAAAATGATTATTATAGATTATAATGCAATTGCAATCAGCAATGTAGTTGCAATGAAGCTTGAGGTTCAGGAAGACTTAATCCGTCACATGATCCTCAACTCTATTCGATCTCACCGCAAAAGATTTAAACAACAGTATGGTGAGGTTGTCATTGCTACTGATGGAATGAAAAATTGGAGATACCAGG